GATTGATGGATACCACTTGATGCGGGTACGAGCTGCATCTTTGGTTTCCAGCTTCTTGAACTTCTCAACCGTAATCGGCATCGACTGAACACCACAAAGAGCTTTGGGTCCAAACTGGAGAGCAAAGATCGAAGTGCTGTTATCGTCATCACCGAGGCTAGTACCATCGCTAGGGTTGTGACCGTAGCCAGTACCGTAGTCGTTGTCGCAAGACTCGTCGTTCGAAAGGAAGTCGGAGACCGTAACTGGTACACCGAGAATCGTCTGTACTCGACCGTTCGCAGAATCGTCGTAAGTTATTCCACCAACAGACTTGAGATACGTGTTGATCTGCCGACGCATCATCTTCGTCATAACAAGCATGTCAGGCTTGCCATCGAGGATAAGGTCGATCATTTCTTCGAGCTTCTCCATGCTAAGAACAGCTGGAGAGCCGCTTCCACCCACCGCAACGGTGTTGTAGGTCTCTGAGTCGAGAATCTGGTGGAGACCGTCAAAGCGAGCGCCTTCTGTGGCGTTGTCGCCGTAGAACAGAGTGTTCAAGAAAGCGTGTCGAATTGCCTTCGACTTTGCTTCGATTTGCTCTGCCATCAAGTCCTGCACGTTAGAGCGAGTTGCAGCAAGGTAGTTGTCAACGTCAGCGTCGCCACCAAGAATCTTGGTGTGTGCTGTGTGCTGAGTTACTGTGCTGGTGGACTCGAGCCAAGTGTCACCGACCTGATAGAAGTCAGCGCCAGAGAGCGAAGTCTCAACGTCATACGTTAGACCATTGCCCTTGATGTCCTTGAACTGAAGGCGAGACATAATCGGGTCATCTTTTACGATAAGCTCGATCACGCCACGCTGGAGTACGTTGTTGCTATATTTGCTAGCTTCAACAAGTGTCATTGCCATAATTTTAGAACCTCACAAAGATTGGGAAGCGACGGAAGCTAGAGACCTGCTCTAACTTTACTCATCGCATCCATTTCGTTTACATCTAGTGAAGCCGCTCGACGTTGACCAGCATCGAAGTTCTGCGATCCTGTGCGATTTGCGTCCCGCCCGTCCAGTTGAATTTCTCGTGCCTTGAGTCGCATTTCATCAGGATTCATAAGAGTCTGATCGTCCATAAGGACATCGGAATCTACGCCAAATTCTTTTGCGAGTCGTAAAGCAAACCCTTCCCGAGCAATAAGAGCATCGTTCACCAATCTAGCGGCGATTTGTTCTTCTTGCGGGATAGCGTTCGAGGCTTGTTCAACTTTCGTCTTGGTAGCATTTCGCCGATCGTCAGCTCTGTCCTGAGCTGTCTCAGCTGTCATTTCGCCGTCAGAAACGGCGCTTATGTCAGCTGAGGATTCACTTGCGGCTTCGGTTTCGATGCGATCGATCTGATCCTGCAAAGCATTTCGTGAGATTTGCTGTCGCAGCTGATTGATCGTTGCATCTTTGGCGCTTTCCAAAGTTGCGCCATTACCATCTTTGCTACCAGAAGTATCAGAGGCAGCATTACGAACATCTGTGCCGAGGTTTTGGCTTTCACCAGAATCGTCGGCAGAAAATGATTCTTCTGCGGCAGTCTGTAAGTTTTGGTTATCGGTGGTCATAACTTGTTCCTATACCGTAACAGCCTCTCGGGGCATTTGCACAGTAGCGTTCTCGTGAACCTGCCTGAGCGTTTGCTTAGACCACTTTCTAAAGTTGGTCTGTCCCAACGGAACCTTCTCAAATACGGCTTTGAGAGAGGCTGACTCGGGGCGAGAAACTGGTTCTCCGTCCCAAATCTTTTGGAGAGCCACGAGATTATCTCGTGTTAAATAAGTGCTAGCCAAGCGCCACTGTTCGTTAGCGGTTTGGGGAGCTGATGATTGCGGTTCAGCGCCACTTGATCTGTCTGGGCTGCCAAACTCTAGCGGGGCGATCCCGCCGCCACTGTCGAGGGGGCTTGAGCTTCCAGTGTCGGTAGAGCCACCGATTACTGAGTTTACCCAATCTTCTCCTAGAACTTTACGGTAGCGTAGTTCTTCCTTTGGCGTAATCTTTCGCCCATTGAACCATCCACCACCTTGACTAAGAAGATCGTATTCGATAACTAGCTCTCTAGTAATTAAGAGCGCTCCAGTTCCTTTGGTCAGCGCTGTAACCCTGCCAATAATGAATAGGTGTGCTTCTAGCTGCGGATCATTCTTGCGTAAATAACTCCTTGATGGAAGCTCTGCGGCTGCGGCTTCCTCTGGGTCAGACGGGATACTGTAATAGAATTCAAGGTCTTTTTTGTATTTACGATCAAGCGAGTTGGTGTTGAACTTGCCGATTGTGGGGAAGTTCTGGAGACCGACTATGTTGCTCAGGGTTGAGCTAGCCTTGCCGACTACTGACTGACCTTCTTGGTTGTTTCTGTAACCAAGCTCAGAAAGTTCTTCGCGACCACCATTCGATGCCCAAGTTCCAGAGCCGTAAACCCTCAAGAATTCTTCGGGGTTTATCTTCTTATCCGTTAGGGTCTTTTTCCCAATAAACGGTACATCGAATTCAATGCCTGTCATTTCGGGCTTTTCAACCTTGAACCTGATTGTACGATCAGGGTTTCGCACCGCCTCGTCTTCCAGACCGTCAATTAGCAAAAGCCACTTATCGACAGTTGTGCCACCGGGGACAACCGTATACCGCATAAGTAAAGTTCGAAGGTATGAGAAATCTCCAGACCTGTAATACTTGTTGAAGCCTTGTACTACGTCGTATCCGAATTTCGCTGGCAAGAACGCACCGCCGGGACCAAAGCCGTCAACGCCTTGTTTCATTACTGCAAAGAACGGCAAGAACGAGCTGAGGTTCCACGGCTTCCGGTTTGATGTCCTGTCAGCAACCACGTTCCATGCGACCATCCCTGCGACAAGGAGTCCAATATTCTTCATTCGGCGGTAACTGGTCGCTGACCCTCCAGCTGTGTTAGCTGAAAAGCTCTCGTATGCTCCGCTTTTACCAATGACGTTTCGCAACCCCGGAACATTCATTTCGGACAGCGTGTTCAACATTTCAAATGCAAACGTCTGGAACGGAACTATCGCAGACATCTCCCTTGAGCGGAGAGAGGCAACCGTATCAGCCTTGTTATACATAGACTGCGTTCGAGCGCCGCCCTGTGAAGCGTACTGCCAAAGCTCTGCCCCTTTGTACCCCATCTGCTCACCCCGAAGGTATGCAGCTCGTACAGCGTGGCGTGTAAGGAACTTTTCTATCTGATTCGAAATGAAGCTGGCAAACTCAATAACTTGCTCTCTCTTGGTTGGCTTGAAAGCGAATACGGCATCTTCGCCTGTATTCTGCATAACAACAGAACTGCCTTTTTGGGATTTCACGCGGAATGTGTAGGCGTGAAGGGCAATCTGGTCTTTTACTTCTTGGTCAAAGAACGAGTCGAGAGCCTTTATAGAGTTACGCACACCGTACCGTACCGGAGTCAGTAGCCCAGATGAAGTTTGCACAAATGAGTTCCAAGTCCAGTTCAGCGGGAACGTACTTACCGTTACTATCTTTTTAAGAAGTAGGGCAGAGTCAACAAGGCTCATAGATTGGCGATCACCACCCATAGGGAGCCTCGCGTTTAGGGCATTTCCACGCGCCCATTCAGTGAATCTCGTCGGGCGCTTCAAATACACTTGGTCGGCATAATCGTCAAAGAACCTAGCTGCGTTTTCAAGGCTGTATTCGTCTGTTGTTTCCTTTCGCATCAGCTTTGTATGCGCCTTGATGTTCCGAACTATCTCAGTGTCAAATACGTCCGCAGAAGCCGTTTGTATATAGCCACGAATAAGCCTGTCGGCGTTCATATCCCTAATGTTTTCGCCCATTTTATGCTTGAGGTTCATGGCTCGAGCGTTGAACACTTCTTCCCCTGCTTTGGTGAAATCGGGAGTCTGTCGAGCAATCACAGCAGGGTCTTCGGTGTACTGACCTAAAGCCCTCCACAAGTTTGATTCTCTGATATTAGGCATGTAGTCAGGTCGCCACGCAATCGGGTCTTGACCACGAGCTGCTCTGACCCTGTTTTGGAATATACGAATGTTGTCGAGAAGGATTCGACCTTCCTTAGCGGCTTCGATAAAAGCGCGCTGCTTAACTGGAGTCAAACCCTCGACGTTTTTTGCAACCGTTGGGCGAGTTTCTACCAGTTTGAGAGCGTCCATATCCAGATCAGCGTCGCCAGAAAGAGTCTCCATGATCTTAGTTAGTCGAGTCATATCATCTGGTTCAGCGGTTGATCGATTACCAAACTGCCAGAGCGGTTTTGAGTTGTATCCCAATATATTCTTTTGTTTGATTCTTTCCGCTTTGGGAATTATTTCAACTTTCGGAATTCCACGAGTTGCGCTGCGTAATGCCTTTTTGAATACACTTGTGCCAGTTTCAGAAAGACC